GGAGTTACATTGGCAAGGTTAAATAAATAACTTGCATCTTTTGGACTATCTTGTGCAAGTTGAATAGTACCAGCAGACCATATTGGCATACATCTCATAACCCCTGCTAATTCATTTATTAGATCAAATGCTTCACTAGATGATTGAATATTTACATTACAACTGAATCTAGCTTCCTGTCCTCCAAATCCATCTGATACCAACGTATTTGCAAACTTACTAGCAGTAACAAAAGAGAAAAGATCAAGAGAACTTTCTGTTATATGATTTCCAAATCCATAGCGTGTGTCCAAAAGTAAGTCCAATAAGACCATCGCAGGACATGAGCACCATTGAGCAGCACCCATAACTCCATTGAAAATATATCCATCTGGATAAACAATTCGACCAGTATTAGCATCAACTGTAGGAGTACCAGATCCACTAGCACCAGCACCAGGAATCCTTACTTTTATCCCTCTGATACGATATTTTCTTGTTGGTATTGATTGAAACTGCATAGAGTCCAATCGAAGAGAAGCATAAGCACTGTTGGCATAAGTTGAAGCATCATCAATAATTTCTCCAAAACTTGTCCATGTAAAAGCATCTATGAGACTTGAATCTGTGCTATCTGCTGTTACTCTTGTAACTCTTATATCAACAGGAAAAGCACCTGTAAGATTTATTCTGTAATCCCTTTGATATGCATCAGCACTTCTACCTGTGACAGTATCATCAATAACATCTGTAAAACCACCAGAGTTATATTGAACTGCTATTTTTAATTGGACAGAAGAACCTAGTAAATCTCCCTGCTCTGTTGCTCTTTGTAATTGTGGAAAGGTTATAGTTACATTAACGGCATCAACATTTGAATTTGTTATCTGTCTTGTAACAGGAGAAGATTGAGTAACAGTAATACCCACTGCTGTGACAGAAGAACTACTTTCAATACCTTCAACTTTCGTCTGACCTGACGTTCCAAATCTAGGATTAAATGTTACATCTTGAAAGTTAAAGTCTGTCGTAGCTGGACTAGTAGAATCAGCAGTTGATTTTAAAACAGGAGTATCATTAAGAAATACATCTTTCAATGCAGCATTATTATATGCAGCAGTTCCCTGCGTTCTGCCTTCTTTTGATGCAGAAGCAAAACCCTCAATCTCTCCTTCAGAAATAAGATCAAGAAAAGTAGCAAACTGCCTACTGTGTAAAGTATCAGGTGCTCTGGTTGGTTGGGGTGGGGTAGGAGGAGAAGGTGCTCCAGATCCTCTAATAATTTTAGGTTTCGTCATGCTTGTACCTGTTGAGTATCAATTGCACCACTGATTACGACTGAGCCAGTCACGATTTCTCCATATACTATTGGTACAGGAGTACCTGCTCTTGATGTATTTTGCGTACCAGAAAAACTAAATGATAATTGTGGATCTTGTTCTGACTTAAATTCTTTTGGTTTAGGCAAAGGAAATAACATCTCACTTACTCCTTGTAAAACTAAAGCACCACCAAGATAAACAGCAGCTTGTGTTATAGCACCAGAAACACCTTTTAAAGTACCAAATCCAGTTACACCACTTTTAAAACTAAAAGATAAAGCAGGATTAATAATAAAAGCACCTGCAATCAACGCTGCTCCTAGTAATACTTTTCCTGTGCCACTTCCAGCACCACTTATGACAGGAACAATATGTATATCTTCTTGTCCTATTGGGTGATGTATCTCTTCCTGATTTACAGCATAATTACCAACTTTTACCTGATAATATTTAGGATTCATATATTTCTCTACCTGCGGAAAATTATTAACAAGAAAACTTACTGCTTTTCCAAGACTATCTACCTGTATTTCAAATTCTTTATGCCCTACAAACTCTGCAAGCTCGCCATATAGCTTTAACTTACGCAACATAACGATACCTCCCTCCTGTGCACTTTAATAACCATTGAGAATAAGGCTCTCTACAAGATAGTCTATCGGTTAAATGATGTAAAACATCTCCATCTAAAAAAATAGCTACATGATTTAAACCAGCAGATCCAATCGACATTAACAGTGCATCACCATTCATAAGTTTTTCTTCTGCTCTGAGTTCTCTAAAACCAGTTCTCCAAGCACAACTTTCAAATAAAGGATTCAATATAAATTCTTCTGGTGTTGTAGGTCTATCCCAATCTTTTAGCTCAATATTTTTTTCTTCTTTATACCAATCTTTCACTAAAGACCAACAATCGGTAACACCCCAAACCCAAGGTCTGCCAAGTAAAGGTGGTTTATATCCACAAGGTTCACAATATCCCCAAGTTTCTGTTTTTGGATTAACAATATGCCATGGAAGATTACTTTGTTCACAACTAATTTGATCTGCCTGACTTGGTGTAGGTGGTGTTACAGGATGACTATGTACAACAGCAGTTATTTCTCCTGTATTATCTGCTTTCACATAATCTTCTGGATCAATAATAAAACATTGATGATCTGTCATAGATAAATTACGACAAGGATAATATCTTTCTTTTCCTCGAATGTTTAATAAAAGACCACAGGATTCTTTTGGGTCTTGGTCTTTCGCATGAACAAGTGCTTCTTCTTTCCAATTCATGCTATAAACGTACCAATTGAAGGAAACTCTGTTCTAGTACATTGTCTTTTGGGAGCACGAATACCAGCAAGATCAAAAACTGCTGCAAGTTCAAACTGCACGACTTCTCTATTTTCTGTTGATTTTCTATCAATTTTATAAA